TGTGAAGATACTGTATGTAACCTAGCATGTCCTACATGTCGTAATGATTTTATAATTGAGACTACACAGCAAAGAAACTCGTTTGAGGATGTCAAAGTATTCTCAGATAAGATAGAGTTTATCGGAGCAACAACATCAGGCGATCCTCTTTACAGCAAGAAATCGTTTGAGTTTTTGAAGAGTCTGAACAAGAAAGACTTCCCTTCGCTGAAGATGATTAAGATACACACCAATGGTCTTTTGTTGATGCAGAAGTGGGATCAGATAGAACATCTGTTCCGTGATTTTTATGTAGACCTAAATATTTCTATTGACGCCGCAACAAAGGAAACTTATAGCGTTGTCAGAAAAGGTGGCAGTTGGGATTTGTTACTCAGAAACTTAGCATTCATTAATGAAAAGACCTTGTCCTCGCTTATTATATGGTATTGTGTGCATGACTTGAATTACAAAGAAATGCTGGACTGCTACACCCTTGTGGAATCTATAATGACGAAGCAGAGTCCTAAGTATAATTATTTCACAGTAGAGCGTTGGCATCAGGATGACGCCTTGCTCACTAGGCAGAAGGTTGATAATCTACTGCACCCTGAACACTCCGAGTATCTTAAAGTGACTGAAGATTTCAGAGAAGCACTGTCCGATCAAATCCTAGAAGGAAAAGTGACCACAAATATCTAGCATAAATAGTGTATTGAAAAGGAATACATTATGGCTAGAACTACGAAACCTAAAGAGAAACAAGTACACCGAGTTTACTGTACATATTTCCCCGACGGAAGTTATTATATAGGATACTCGGGAAAGACGCAAAAGCTCTATGAAAAATACTATGGCAGTTCCAAGTATGTAAAAGAGTTTGAGGGCGAACTTGACAAGGAAACGATTGCAGAGTACGATAAGAAATCGTGGGCTAAGATGCAAGAATTTCTCTTACAATGGCAACAGAGGCACGACCCAAAATGCTTAAATTCTATGCTAAACATTCGACTCAACAAGGAACCTTTATCGGACTTTGTTCCGATAGAATGGACTCCTAAATGTCTTTCATAATCCTACTACTATTTTCTGCGCTCGCAGTCTCCTCAGTCGCCGCCTATTTTTCTATCATAGGTCTCATGGCAATCTTTCCTTCCGCTGAGATTCCTATTCTCTCAATGGGCATAGTTTTAGAAGTGGCAAAACTTGTCACTGCTTCTTGGTTGTATCGAAATTGGAATACTGCGGGAGTATTGCTGAGGACATACTTTACTTCGGCAGTAGTTATCCTGTCAATCATTACTAGTCTAGGAATCTTTGGATTTCTGTCAAAGGCACATATTGAGCATACCATAACATTAGGAGGCGACAATGCTATCCAAATTGAAAATCTCACACGCCGTATTGAAAACGAAAAGAGGTCAATATCTGATGCGCAAACGGCTATCGAGACTCTTGATGAGTCGGTCCGTGTCTTACAAGAGTATGATAGGATCAGAGGGCCAGAAGGAGCTTTGGCTGTACGAGAAGGGCAAAAAGAGGAGCGTGATGAACTGAATTCGCAAATCGAAAATGCGGTCGAGAATATCGAAACTCTCCAGTCCGAACTCACACCATTGCGGGGTGCGGCGCTTGCAATCGAAGCAGACATTGGTCCTATAAAATATATCGCTGAACTCATATACGAAAACCCAGCCGAAAGCATCGATGCCGCTGTTAGGCTAATCATAATGCTTTTGGTAATAGTATTCGATCCTCTTGCTATTCTGTTAGTCATTGCGGCTAACAAGTCATTCAAGGAAAGAAAGGGAGAGCAGGTGACCTTTCTGGACGAATCTGCCTTGACAAAAGAGGCGCCATCATTTAATATAGACGCTGTAGATGAAGAAGAGATCGTGGAACAATCAACAGCCACTGATGAGTTGAAGGAAGATAATGAATTACTCAAGAAAGTGGCTAGTGGTACATCGCTCAACCCTTCTGATCGAAAGCGTTTAAAAGATTTAACTTGGTTAATAGATAGTAAAAACAAAGGAGCTTAGTATGGCTGTAACACAAACAAGAGATGAAATCATCGCAATGCTTCAAGCAGGCGATGTCAACATCGATTATACAAAACTTAATGGCGAGAGCCGAGTACTTAACTGCACATTGCAGGAAAGTATTATCCCTGTAATTCAGACAGATAAGGATCCAAACGCCGAACGGAAAGTTAACTTGTCTAATATTGTAGTATGGGATAACGCAGCCGGTGCATGGAGAACGGTCATACTAGACCGAATCAACTCAATTTCCGCTTGACATATGACTCCAGTTGCTGTAATATATAACAGTAACTAAAGGAGTCCATCATGGCAAAACGAAAAGTGTACGATGCAGTTTCTCAGTCTGCTAAAAAGGTTCGCAAAAAGCGCAAGCCTATGTCTGAGGAACAAAAAGCGGCTGCCGTTGAACGACTAGCAAAAGCTAGAGCCGCACGGCAAGCCGCTAACCCCCCTCAATATAAAAATGTTCATCCCTCCGTATTGGAGCGTGATGAAGATGACCCTATATCTTTCAACAAAGTTAGAGAATGGATAAAGTTTCAGAAAGAACTACTCTCTGCCGCTAAAGCTGGTATTCGCCGAGGTGAAAAAGGCGCTGAAGCAAAGGCTGCGTCTATTCAAGGATACTTGACTAGTATGGAAGCATACCTTCGTGGTGGTGATTGGGTCGATGGTTACTACGGTCAGAACCGAGAACTCAAAATGGGTATGCGATGTGTTGCAATGGCATACTATCCAGATGGCACGCCTAAGCGCACAAAAGGCGTATATTATGATGACATTGGGCATGTATGGGGTGAAGAACCTCAAGGACTTGAGGAGCTATTAGTATGATAATTGTAGATTTTAATCAGACCGCAATTAGTTCCTTCATGGCTGAAGTCCGTGGTCGATCTGATGTTGAAATCAATGTTCCTCTGATGCGACACATGATACTCAATCAACTGCGAAGTTATAAACATAAGTTTGGTGCAGAGTTTGGCGATATGGTTATCGCTTGTGACAACCGACACTATTGGCGCAGAAAAGTGTTTCCTAACTACAAATATAGCCGCAAAAAAGTGCGTGATGACAGCGGGTTTGACTGGGGAAGTATCTTTGAGGCACTCAATGCTATTCGTAACGAGATAGATCAGTTTCTTCCTTACCCTGTAATCGATGTTCACGGTGCTGAGGCTGACGATGTTATTGGAGTATTGGCCGAGTATAGTCAGACCGCTAAACAAGGTGTGTTGTTCGAGGAAGCTGAGCCTGTGCTAATTATATCAGGTGACCACGACTTCAATCAATTACAGAAATGGAGCAATGTAAAACAATACTCTCCTGTAAAAAAGAAGTTTATCAAAATCACTGAGTCTGCTGAGGCTGTACTGATGGAGCACATTATCACTGGCGACAAAGGTGACGGTGTTCCTAACATGCTGAGTCCTGATGACTGTTTTGTCACCGGTACACGACAGAAGCCTATTCGCAAAGTTTTGCTTGAAGAGTGGAAGACAATGCGTCCAGAGGAGTTTGTTACAGGTGACATGGCTGCAGGGTATGTTCGTAACAAACAACTTGTTGATTTGAGCATGACCCCCGATGATATTAAAGAGGCGGTTATTGAGTCATATGAGAGTCAACTAAATAAAGATAAGAGTCAACTCTTAAATTATTTTATTAAATATAAATTGAAAGGCATGATTGATGTCGCGGAGGATTTTTAAATGATTGTGAAGCGCCGTGAGTACCACCAAATGACTAGCACGATGACATACGAACTCAATGAGGATGACATTGTAGAAGCATTTGGTAGCATAGAGGAGTTCCTAGAACACTATAACGAAGAGTCGGACGAGTTTCAGGAATTCATGTATGAGCATGATTACGACCGCGAAGATGATTTGTGGACAGATCGTAAAGGCGGCTATGAAGTAGATTGGGAGATAGAAGATGAAGTTTAGACAAATCAATGAAGGCTTTGAGTGGGTATTCAAAGCCGAAGCTGTAGATGAACAAGTGAAGCGCCTAAAGCAATGGGCTTCTACAAATCAAACTCTTGTGCCTTGTGTGCGCTGGGGTGTAGGCGCAGA